CTACCATGAATCTGAGCATGAAAAAACGGATCCATCCCCGTCGTCAAGAATTTGAGCTCACCACTGCCCAACGCCGCACTGCTAACTCCCTGCGTCGTGGGATTGACAAGTTCTTTACCATTCCATCCTCTGCTCAGCTCAATCACGGCCTTTTTGAGAGCTGTCTTCGTGACCGCTTGAAGTCTTGGGCTGGTGGTCGCACTATTCGGGATCTCCGCCGTATCGTCGAACAGTCCCCTCCTGATTGGGATCCCAAGTTCACTCGACTCTTCCTCAAGTCTCAAGCCGTCAAAAAAATGGAAAAGGTTGGTGGTCCCGCCACTCCTGGTCAGATCGTCACCACCTTCCCCCTCGTCAAGACTTTCCGAGATTCGGTCTGGGCCCTCTACGTTGAGCGATCTCTCATGAAGGCTGCTCTCCCCACGACTTATCTCCACTGTCGTGCGGGCTATCCTGAGATGTCTTCTTGGTACCGCCGCCACTGGCGTCCCGGTCCCTGCACCGCCAATGACTACACTGCTTGGGACACCGGTTGCAACGAGCTTTTCCTTGACTTCGACTGTTGGTTGATGCGCTCTTTCTGTGTTCCCCCCGAGTATATTGCCCAGTATGTTGATGGCCGAATCAATACCTCTTCCTTCGCCGGCCCGATGCCCATCATGCAGTTCTCCGGTGATCGCTGGACGTGGCTCCTCAACACCGCTCGCAATGCCGCCCTTACTGGCATCTCCCTTGAGGTGGAGCGTGGCACCCCCGCTGCTTTCAGTGGAGATGACTCCATTCTGCTCGGCCACCTGGAACCCTCTCATCGTTTTGATCCCCGTTCTGTTCCAATGACTCCTAAACCTCTTCGAGCCCATAAGCTCGTCTTCTGTGGTTTCGAGTTCGGTGGTTCCGACGTTGTTGTCAGCCCTGAGGTGGTTCTCCTTCGTGCTCGCATTGGTTTGGAAGTTGGTCGCCGAGATCCTTCTTTCTGGGACTCCATAGATTATGCTGCTCGTCTTTCTGTTTCCGATGGTGTCTCCCATCCAGCCACCACCACCGCTTACCTTCTTTCTCTTCAGGCTCGTTCTCTCTTTCGCCTTCCCGTCCCCCGATTCAAGTTGTGGACCACCATTCCCCCCGGTCTTGCCTCTGTTGCTCTTCCT